TACTTTCTCTGGGAAACTTAGCTTATATGGATAAGGATAAATTTCCGGGCGGTGCTTGGTGTAGTGTAGGTGATTATGTATGTTACGGTAAACATGCAGGAACTAAATTATTTTATAAAGGAACAAGACTTATTCTTCTCTTTGATGATCAGATTATTATGAAAGTAGAAGATCCTAAAGATCTTGATCCAACTTTTAACCTTGGAATAGGTTCTCATTAAAATAGTATGTTATAATAGCAGTACGTTAAATCGTTTGTTTCGTACACAACGGAGGTAATTATGAATAACGATGATGGATGGGATACAGTTGATTCCACCGCTAGTGAAGAAATTGAATATGAAATTGAAGAAGCTGAAGAGATTATAGAGGCTTCTCCAGAAGAAAACGAAGAAGACTCGGAAGAAGATACTCCTAAAGAACTTGAGGGAATCGAAACCAAGGGTGCGGAAAAAAGAATCAGGCAGCTTATAAAGCAACGCAAAGAGCGTGAAGAACAGATTGAAAATCTTGCTGAACATAACCAAAGACTTCAGGAAGAGCTAACTTCTAAAACTTCAGAAGTTACTCGTATATCAAAATCTAGTCTGGACATGTCTGAGAAACAGCTTAATGATAAAGTTCACTTAGCTCGGCTTGCTTATATGGAAGCTTTTGATGATGGTGATAAAGAAAAAGTTCTGCAAGCCCAAGAGATTTTAAATGATGCACAGTCGGATCTAAAAAATATTTCACAAAGAAAACAATATTTTAATCAACAGCCAGAGCCTGTTGTTCAACAGCAAGATACCAGAAGAGAACCACCGGCTCTTAAAGCAAGAGAGTGGGCAAGTGATAACGAATGGTTTGGTCAAGATTCAATTATGACTGCTGCTGCTCTAGCTGTAGATGCAGAGTTAAAAGAAGAAGGATACGATCCTAATGAAGATGATTTTTATAACGAAGTCAATAAAAGGATTAAAAGGGCTTTTCCGCAGAATTTTGGAGAAGCTACGGAACGTGTGCAGGAAAACACGAGGAAACCTGCTCAGGTGGTGTCGGGGACTTCACGCTCGTCTCCAAGTTCTACTAAAAAAGTTAAGCTTTCGCAAGACGATATAAGATTAGCTCAGAAATGGAATATACCACTTGAACAGTATGCCGCCGAAAAGCTTAAAGTTAGTCAAGCTGATGGCGACTATACTGTTGTAACATAGAGTCGTGGAGGAAATAAAATGAATACACGAAATGAATCACGTACAGAACAATTGAGAGAACAGACAACTAGAGAAGAAGAATGGACCTTTGAAGAGCCTAATACCCTTACTATCCCAGAAAACGTACAAGAACGTTTTGATAGTGAAGGTATGGCATTACGTTGGATACGTTACTCCCTTCAAGGTAAAGATGACATCGCTAATGTAGGTAAGAAACTACAGGCGGGATGGGTTTTTGTTTCTCCAGAAGAAGTTCCTGAAATGTCTCTAACATCCTTCGTGAGGGACGAAGGCAGGTATCAAGGCGCAGTTTGTCGTGGGGACGTGGCCTTGGTAAAAATGCCAGCTGGAAAAGTTACGGCTCGTAGAAAGTTTTACGAGAATAAGGCTAATGATCAAATGGATGCAGTTAATTCTCAATTGATGAAAAATTCTGATTCTCGTATGCCTATTACTAATTCGAGCCGCTCAGTAACAACCAGAGGGAGACAACCGTCCTTTCAGGACTAACTTCCTCCTAATCAAGGAGATGAAACATGTCTACTACTAAAGCATTTCGTGGTTTCATTCCGGCTCGTAAGAAAGGTGGCGGCTACAATAATGAAGCTGTCACGGACATGATTACGTTGACCTCTACGGGTCAGGCGCAGTCACCGTCCCAAAACATTTTCACAGGTGATCTAGTCGTTCTTCCGGGTATAGGTTTGACGACGATTACACCTCATATTGCTGGTTCTCTTAAGCCTTCCGGGGTTTTCATGGGTTGTCAGTATGTTGAAAATGGCGAACCGAAATTTGCCCGTTACTGGAACGGGGCAACGTCCGCCACGGACATTAAATTCTTTGTAATCACTGATCCTGATCAGACGTATTACATTCAGGCTTCTCTGTCGCTTTCTGCGGCTGAGCTTGCCATTGTCAAAAACTACAATGTAACCGTTAGCTCCGTTGCGAGTTCCGGTAACACTGTTACGGGCCAGTCAAGCTATTATCTTGATGGTGCGTCCGGTGCGGAAACTCAGTTGGCTGTGCGTGTTATTGGTAAAGCTAAGTATCCTGATGAAAAGGAGACGGATGCTTATCCGATTGTGGAAGTTTGGATTAACAATCATCGTGATCGTTTCGTGACGGCCACGGCGTCATCGGCTTAATAGGGAGGATTTATTATGGCTATTAATAGAGCTAGTATTAGCAAAGAACTCCTTCCCGGCCTTAACGCCGTTTTCGGAATGGAGTATGGAGAGGTCAATAACGAACATGAACCTCTTTATGAGGTTGAAAACTCGGATCGTGCCTTTGAAGAAGAAGTCCTCTTCACTGGTTTCGGAACTGCCCCCATCAAGGGTGAGGGTGCTTCGGTTTCTTATGATGACGCACAGGAAAGCTACACGGCTCGGTATACTGCCGAAACCGTTGCTCTTGCCTTTGCTGTCACCGAAGAAGCGATGGAAGACAATCTTTACGACACGTTCGCCAAACTTCGTGCAAAGGGCCTTGCCCGTGCGATGGCGAATACCAAGCAGGTAAAAGCTGCTAACATCTATAACAATGGTTTTGCTGATTCCATTGGTGATGGTGCTGCTTTCTTCTCTGCTTCTCACCCAACGATTTCTGATGGCGATCAGTCCAACCTTTTGGCTGCGGCTGATCTGTCAGAAGCAACCCTTGAGACGGCACTTACTGCTATTCAGAAAACCAAGGATGACCGAGGTATTCTTATTGGTGCAAGTGCTGTTTCTCTACATATCCCGGTTGATTCGTGGGCGATTGCAGATCGTGTTCTTTCCAGTCCCGGTAACACTCAGACGAGTGCTGCTTCGGCTAATCCGAATACGAATGCCATCAATGCTACCCGTCATATGGGCATGATTCCTGAAGGTTACTTCATTAATCGTCGCTTTACTGATACGAATGCATGGTTTGTTAAAACGGATGTTCCGAACGGCACGAAAATGTTTGTTCGTACTCCGCTTCAGACCAAGATGGAACCGGACTTCGATACCGGCAATCTTCGGTTCAAGGCACGGGAGCGTTATAGCTTTGGTGTTTCGGATTGGCGTGGCTGGTACGGTGCTGCTGGCGGTTAACACTATAGTAAGGGAGGGTGGTGTAATGCCACTCTCTCTTTACTACCACTAAGGGGAAAAAAATGTCTACAAATATTAAAGTAGCCCAGAATGTAAGCAGTGATGGTGCGATTATAACTGGCTTTCGTTATATAGATACTAACCTTACGCTGGGCGATGAGGGTACAGGCAGCAGTCCCACCCCCTCCACTACTCGTATTATGGCAATGCATGTCTACTCCACTATTGTTGGAGATATTATTATTAAAGGCACGAAGCAGATTACGAATAAAACGGCTGTTGGAACCGCTATCAGATGGCGTGTTGCTGCACTTGATTCACAGGATACTTATATCGGAGATATGGGCGTAGGTGTACATGGGATTGTAAGTCTTGCAACCTCTGGCGCTGCGGCCATGGCACCTACTATTACATTATATGTAGGCTAATATGCCTAATTACGCATATTTAAAAGCTGACCTTATTAATACAACTGAGAACGATTCTACAGAATTCTCTACTCAAACGTCTGTCTTCATAACGAAAGCAGAACAACGTCTATCTTATTCGCTAGATGATTTTGGTTTAGACGAATTTCATTCTGTCTCGGTATCTTCGGGTAATGCAGCAACTGTATCTTTAAATGATAGAATAAGAATTGTTCGTAATGTGAATTACGTTGTAAGCACAGGTACGGAAAAAACAAATTTACTGCAAAGAACACTAGAATATACAAATGATTACTGGCCCGTAAGTGTTTCCACAGGAAATCCTCGTTACTATGCAAGAGTTAATAACTCTAGTATTAAAATAGTACCGACACCAGTTTCAGTAATTACCACAGAAATTCAAACACAGTCAAAACCTTTAGCCTTGGCTTCAGCCACAGGAACAAGTGTAACGACTACTAACTATTTTAGTGAGTTTTGTTATAATGCTTTATTTAATGCTTGTATGATCGAAGCTACAATATACATAAAAGATTGGACTACTGTACCGTTCTGGCAGGAAACATATAATGAAAGTGTTAATGGATTACGTAATCAAGCAAGACGCACAAGACAAGATGATATGTCTAATCCGGGATCTCCTGCCGGTGGTCCTGATACTATATTACAGGGAGCGCAATAATGGTTATAGAATATAAAGATAGAACACATGCAAGTAAGGGTAATGCTGGAGAGACACCCCATGCTGGAGGTGGTAAACATTATAGTGGTGCTATAAAAAATCGTTTAAGAAAGTCGCTTGATGCAAGAGAAGAAAGACTGGCCCTAAAAAAAAGGGCAGAAAATAAAGCTAATAAAGTTCCCAAGCCCAAACGTAAACCACCTGTTCCTAAAGTTCCTCTTATTAAACCTAAAGCTGGCCCTACTAAAGTACGTCCACCGGAATATAAAGAATCTCAAATTAAAAAACCAAAAGACAACAGTGACTTTATGAACTATATGGAAGATACACAGGCTAAAAAACATGGTGGCAGTGTAAAAACTGGTAAAGTTGTTAAAACTAATATGACAGGTGATGGTATAGTTCAGTCTTGTTATACTTAATAGCTATGGTAAATAGAGCAAGTATTGGACAACAAGTTACGAAAGCGCCGTCTAAACGTAAGCCTAAACTTGGAAGTGGTAAACGATTTAAAGCACTGACAACTAGCCTTGCTAAAAAGGGGGCAGAGAATCCTAAAGCTCTTGCAGCTTATATCGGTCGCAAGAAATACGGTAAAAAGAAAATGGCTGCAATGGCAACTAAAGGAAAAAGGAGAGGATAATGAAAGGACCACACACATTGCTGGAATATCCGGCAAACTTAAATAAAATTGTAGGCCGTCCTACTGGTCAGGGCTTCGGCGCTGCACGTAAAGGGCCGTCTGTTAAAGGACCGCCGCAGGATGTTGTAGTTGATGAAAACTACGAACAAGGCAAATCTTTTAAAGTAGAAGACTAATCTATAAAAGGATTAACTATGGCTAGTAATATAAAAAAATTACTTATAAAGAGACTTGCGGAAAAGCTGGATATTCCTGCAGAAGAGATACCTATGTCTATTCCTGATAGAGCGTTTCCTAAACTGGGGGAGCCGTATAAACCAATGGCGCTATCGGGAGGCCCATATAAACTAAATCAAATACCAAGACTATCTCGTTCTGATATAACAGATAAAGTTCCTATGTCTTATAGAACTGGGGGACAACAAGAAATAAAAGAAGTCGTTCCTTTTAAAGGCAACTTACCAGAAAGTTTTTCAAAAAAAAAGAGTAATCTTAAAAAAAAGAATAATCTTTCTAAGCCACAAAAACGTGTCTATGGTGTTGATTTTATAAACAAAATTGCAAAGAGATTAAATCTTAAACCAGAAGAGGTACCTATGTCAGTGTCCCCTTCAAGATTAGTACAAGATCTTGAGCGTGGGCTACCACCTATGATTCCGGGCGGACCTTATAAAAGGGGGGGATCTTCTCGTTTAGATATAAAAATTCCTATGTCACAAAGAAAAATAAAATCCTCAACTACAGAAACTAAAACTATGCCAGCTAACCCTGACAGTACTATACTGGTAGTTAATCCTAAAGGAGGCCAATCAAACGACCGTAAAATTAAAAAGGCGATAGTCGAGAATTTAGGAAAGAAACCACCTTTAACTGGAAAACCACAATTTAAAAGCCCCAAGGAACAGAAAAAACCGGAATATCCAGTTACTCCTATAGAAGCTGTTGAACAAAAAACTGATGATGGTTTAAAAGCAATACTACGAGAACAGATTAGCCCTTCTCCAAAAGCCGCAGCCGCTATGGCGAGAAGACCTGATGAAGTTGACGTATTACCTAATATAGTTCAAACAAGTGATCGTCCCGGTGTACGTCCAGTTGTAGTAGGTACTGAAATTTCACGGGAAACTGGGAAGCGGTTGGGACAACGTAAACCATATGATACAGGTGTAATATATGATGAACAACCAATGCCGGGAGTTAACGTAAACTATCCTGATCGTCCAAGCGGCCGCCGAAAGCACCCAGACAACCAAGGCTTTGGAGAAAGTGGCTTTATTAAGGGTGGTGATACGCAAAGTAGCACTCGAATGGACTCTCCTTCAAAAGTACCAGTTACTGAATCTAAACTTGGCCCTGTTGAAAAAGAAGGTCAAACCGCAAGACTAGATCTTAAAAAAATTACCGAAGAAGAGTTTTATAAATTAAAATTTCAAGAAGGTCTTGACGAAACAGGTAGTGTAAGAGATGCTGCTAACTACGCAGAACAAGCAGTATTAGCTAGAGATCTAAATCAAGACTATACAGCATCTCAGATTGCTAATTTTATGAAACCTAAATCTAAACCTTCTGGTAACAAGAGGGCACGACAGATAAAGGATGATCTAGAAAGTGCATCTGAAAAAGGAACTATGTCTGAAGTCTCAGATGAAGTTTCTCTTAGTAGGCGGGCACAGGTAGAGGGTGGGGATAGCTTTAAAAAAGGCGGTCAGATTAAGAAACCTGTTAAAAATAAACGTAAGATTAAAACATCAGTACGTGGTAATGATCTTGTAGCAATGATGTACGACTAATCATGCCTGAAGTTAACACCCTTCCTAATTCTAGAGATCTTGCTAAATACGCAATGAATCAGCCTTATGCTCAAGATTTAGAAAATGTACGCCAAGAACAAATTGAGCGTGCAAAAACATATCCTCCTTTTGAAAATCCTAATCTAGGTTCATTACAGGATGTATTTGATATAGGTCGAGCTACTGTAGGTATGGAAAATGCCCCCGGAAGATATCTTGGAAAACAATTAGGCCCGGAAGCAGTAGATGCTTTAACCAATTCCTTAGAAGTTGCTGGATTAGTTAGTTTAGGTTATGGAGCTAAGAAACTAAGCAAAAACTTAACAAGTAAAGGTCGTAAAAAAGCGGCGGAACAGGCAGGAAAAGCTAGAAATAAACAAGCTATAAAACTGTTAATTCAGAAGTTAAGTAAGTTTGGTGCTAAAAGAATAGGATTAGCTGGTTTAGCTGCTGGAGCATCTGGAGTATTTCCACCAATAGCAGGTCCAGCAAGTTTAGTTGTGGGCGGTTTAAGCATAATGGATCTATTAGCAGATCCTGAGATGAGAGAACTAATTCCTCAAATACCCGGAGCTTTATATGACGCTGGAGTAGATGCTATACCTACTAAAGAAGAAGCTATAAATGCTATACCTACTCAAGAAGAAGTTATAAATGCTATACCTACTCAAGAAGAATATAAAAAAGAATATGGTATAATGCCTTCTGCTTTACAAAGAGAAACTGCACAAAGGGAGGCGGCGCAAAAAAGAACATCAGGACTTACATCATTACTAGAAGGCAGGATGAAACCGTAGGGATAGACATGGTAGTTAAACGTAAAAAAAGTAATATGAAAGGCATGACCATTGGCAAGGGGATGAAGCGTCCTACTAAGTCAGGGGCTGGTCTTACTAAGAAAGGTGTTGCCAAGTATCGGAGACAAAATCCGGGTAGTAAACTACAGACGGCCGTTACTGAGAAAAAACCAACAGGTAAAAGAGCGGCAAGGCGTAAGTCATATTGTGCCCGATCTGCTGGACAAATGAAGAAGTTTCCAAAGGCTGCTAAAAATCCTAATAGTAGGCTGCGGCAAGCTCGTAAAAGATGGAGATGTTGATGGCAAATAAAAAACTTACTCAAAGACAGAAAACGACATTAAAGAAACATTCAAAACATCATACTAAAAAACACATGGATAGTATGAAAACTACAATGAGAAAGGGTAAGACCTTTGGCGCTTCCCATAAGAAGGCAATGAAAAAAGTTGGTCGATAATGATTTTACGAAAAAAAGGTGGGACAGCTACTAAACGTGACCCTAAAAAATGGACCGCTGCTAAAGCTAAAGCAATACGTAAGATGGGCAAGCATTCTGCTAGAGCAATGCAGCTTGCTACAAAGTACTATAAAGATGCTGGTGGTACGTATAGTGGCAAAAAGAAATCTACTAACAAACTATCAAAATGGACAAAGCAAAAATGGAAAACAAAGTCAGGCAAACCTTCACGTCAAACTGGGGAGCGGTATTTACCGGAGAAGGCTATAAAATCTCTTTCAACAAAGGAATATGCAGCGACCACCAAAGCAAAGAGAAAGGGGACTGCTGCCGGGAAGCAGTTCGTGAAGCAGCCCAAAAAGATAGCAGCAAAAACAAAAAGGTATAGAACATAATGGCAGTCTCAGGTACATATAACTTTAATCTTGACATAGATGAAGTAATACAAGAAGCACTTGAAATGATTGGGG